TGTCCGACCGTGAAGCCAGAGACGTCCCCGATGTTGATGACGAAGGTCGGCGGCAGTTGCGTTACCACCGTTCCCGAAATCTGCGTCGGGCTCGTGTAGCCGGTCACGATGATCTCACGGCCTGAATAGCGGATGCGGGTGCCGACGTAGGCGGCCGAGAACACCGGCGCCGACGCGGTGACGGTGATGGCGCCAGACGACGCCGAGGGAGCGAGGGTGACGCCGCGATTGAACGCCCAGTAGGGTTGCGCCAGCTCGCCGCCGGTGTTCTCGGCGAACGCGAAGGTCGAGATGACGATGGACCCGTCCTCGTAGGACAAGAACTTCGGCACGGTCGGCCCCAGCAGAAGCTCGCTCCCCATGTCGACGATCCACGCCTCATCGGCGGTCGACCACGGCACGGGCGTCACCGTCGTCACCGTCGTCTCCTCGTCGGTGTCGACGATCACCAGCTTGTCGTCCTCGACGTAGCAGCCGAACGAAACCCCGGAAGCGGGGCGCCACGAGATCGGGCCAACGGCGGTCGCCCCAACCGTCCGCCGGAACTCGGTGCCGGGCCGGTCGGTGATCGCGCGGCTCGCCAGGATGCGGCCGTTGACGATCTTCTGTGCCGACTGCCCACGAACATCCACGTCCGCCGCTTCGAGGAAGTCGGGGCGCAGCCAGCCGTAGGGCCAGCCGTATTGCGTCACGACCTCCTTAGCCACGACGGCGCCTTGCATCGACGAAGGTGCCCCCGTCGCGGTGGAACGGCTGCTCGCTCTTGGCGCGGGACGACGAGGTGCGGGCGTCCTGCAGCGACATCTCGGCCATCGCGTCGGTCTCGCGGGCCGCGCCGTACTCTTCCTTGATCGACCGGAGGATCAGGGCTTCCATCTTGAGCTGGATGCCGCGGCGGAAGAGCGCCGTCCACAGGTGCGGCTCGTGGACGACGACGCGCTCGGCCCGAACGCCGGTCGGCGCCGTCGCGTGGACATGCGTCGCATCCTGCAGCCAGTCGACCGAGAGATCGCCACTCGGCGTGATCGCGCAGACCTCGCGAACGTGCAGGGTCCCGGCGGGAACGAGGTAGGCGTCATCGTAGCCGAAGCCGCCCGCGCTGCGGTTCAGGAGCGTCGACCATTCGCGGGTGAAATGGTAGCCGCCGGCTTCGAGCTCGGCTTCGACGATCGGCGGCCAGTTGGCGGACAGGACGCGCCACTCGTTCGAGCCGTCGTTCACGCCGATCAGCGGCTCCTGCCCTTGCGAGAGCAGCGCCGCGTTGAAGATCGTGAGCATACTGGACATGCGCGGCACTATCCGCGTGCGTTTGGCCGCAGCCTATGCACGCGAACGCCCGCCCCCGGCTGCGAACAAGGGGCGGGCGTTCATCGGCAAGGTGCCACCCTCGAGCGGAGCCGACATGGGCCGCCCCGAGGCGAAGCGCCCTTACTCTTCGACGAGGCGGGCGCGCTCCTCGAACGACTTCTGCAGGAGGGCCACGATGTCGGCCTTCTTCGTGCCCGAGGGGACATCGACGGCGGCACCGGCTGCCATCGCCAGAAGGTCGACCACGCGCATGTCCTGAAGGGCCGGAACGGCGGGGAGGTGCATCGCCTCGGCGCCCGGCGGCGTCGTGTCGGTGATGCGGTACATGCCGCCGCTGTTCCGGATGTTCTCCATCGCGGTCAGGAACGCGACCTCGCGCGGCCGGTCGTTCTTGACCTCCGACCACGCCTCCTTTTCCGCGGCGCCGCCCGGCTTGAAGTCGGGGTTCGGTTCGATGATGACCATCTTCGGCATTGCTCAGAACTCCTTCGAGATGAAGGCCGCGAAGGCGATCGAGGGCGCGGTGCCGCCGACGTCGAGATGAAGGTCGACGTAGCGGTAGGCGATGTCGGCCTTCATCGTGTGGAACCGAAGGTCGATCGTGTCGCCGGCCAGCGTGTCCACCGTGTCGTTCGTCTTCACGCTGGCGTCGCCGGCAACCTCGGTCGCGACGACCACGCTGTCGGATCGGCCGCTGTCGTTCGAGAGCACGATGCGGAACGTATATTCCTCGTTCCCGGCCGAGACCTTGATCGTCTCGACGTTGATGCGGCAGACCATCGGGGTCAGAACTGCGCCCCCCTGGTCGTGTTGCGCGCCGACGTAACCATCGGTCGTCAGCGCTGCCGAACCGGCCTCGCGCTTGATGAGACCGGGGGCGGCGTCGATGGCGAACGTGCGTTGGTTGGGCATGTTCCCGGCCTCCTTACTTCACGATTGCGGCGTTGGTGATGGACGACATGCGGATGGCCGAGAACGGGTCCTCGATGCACATGCCGATGTCGTGCTCGAGGTTCACGCGGTGGTGGACCCCGTTCTCCAGCAGACCGAAGTCGGTGACTTCGATCGGTTGCTGCTCCAGGCCGCACACTCCGTCCTCGCCGAAGCGGACGACGTAGATGGACGACGTGGCTGCGGCACCGCCGCCGTACCCGACTTCGTTGAAGCCCAGGAACTCGCCGAAGGCGCCGATGCCGTACCCGGTCAGGATCGGCAGGTCGTTGTAGGTCATCACCGGGCGACCGATGCTGTCCGTCGTGTGGCCGACGAAACCGGAGACGCCGGTGTCGCGCGTCGCCGCCGGCAGCCGGTCTTTCAGGGCCTTCGGCATGAGGATGTGCGTCGGGTTCTCGACCAGGCCGATGGCGCGGTCGAGCTGCGACAGCGAGAGCGCGGCGCCGCCCGAGGCGGTGGAGTTGGCGAAGACGCGCGAGCGGTAGTTGGTCCCATCAACCACGCCATCGACGATGCGAAGGCGGGCCTTGAGGCCGGTGAACTCGCGCGGAGCCGAGCCGTTGTCGCCGAAGATCACCGTGTCGGTGTGCTTCTTCGCCTTCTTCTTCAGCGACATGCGGATGTCGATGGCGCGGCGCTGCTCGCCGTGGCGGGCGATCAGCCGCCGGTCGACGTCGATGTTGCCGGCGATCGGGAAGGTCTGCTCAACGACATCGTTCAAGAGGCCGTGGCCTTCCTGCGGGATTTCGTTCAGCGCGCGGAACGCCATGTTGTCGGGCAGCTCGCCCTCTTCCATGTAGCGGTACACGCCGGCCGGCGCACCCTTGAACGGCATGTTCACGAGGATGTCGCTCTGCTCTGCGTAGACCTCGACGACTGCGCGCTCGAGGCTGTCGGGGCCGTACTGCCCCTTCGCGTATTCAACGATCGTGTGCACCATGTCAGGAGGCCCTTCCGCTGGCTCGGTTTACGGTGATGGCTCGCAGCCGGTCGAAGGCCCCCATATTGCCGTAGTCGGGGGTGGCCTTGGTTCCCGCGGTCTTCGTGGTCCCGCTGCCAAGCAGGGCCTCGACGCCGCGAATTGCGTCGGCTGACGTCATCATGGCGGCGAGGGCCTTGCGGGCGCCTTCGTCCTTCACGCGGTTCGTCAGCGCGGTCTCGATGTTCTTGATGCGGCTCTCGCTGTTCGGCCCCAGCTTGGACTTCTCCTCGCTGATCGCGGCGTGGTCCGCGGCCACCTCCGTCGCGAACATGCGCGCGGCTATGCCGAGGATGCCGGTGACGACTTCCTGCGAGAGACCCTGCGAGTGCGCGAACCTGGTCAGGTCCTTCACGGCCGGGTCGTCGGGGTCGACCTCGGGCTTGTAGTCGGCGGGAAGGTCGAGCCCGTCGAGATCGGCCTGGACGGACAGATCGTAGCCGCTCGGATCGTCGGGCACGTTGGGCGTCTCGCCTTCCGGTTCGGCTGCCTCTCGCGGGGCTTCCTCTTCGGCCGGCTCTGCGGCGGCTACCTCTTCCGCCGGCTCTTCGGCGGCGGGGGCTTCGGCCTCACCTTCCGGCGCAGGCGCTTCCGCGTCGGCTGCGGTCCCCCCTTCACTCTCCGGGGCGCGGAGAAGGCTTGGGCCGAAGAGGTGCCAGAACGGGGTCGTGCGGATCAGCATTCGCAAGTCTCCTGAGATCGTGCGCAATAAATCGCTGCGCCATCACCGCGCTCAATGCACGCGGGTCTGCCGAGATCGGGAGAATGCGGCCGTGGGTCGCATCTTCAAGCATTTTCAATAGGATAGCGCCATCGGGCGCTGTCATACACATCTGGATCGCCGCAAGCACGCGCTGCCGCTCCTTCGGCGACAGGCTGGCAATGTGCTCGATCAGCGGACCGCGAACCTCGCTCACGACGGCCCCTGCCCCTGCGGCGGCTCCGCGGGCGTGTCGCGAACGACGGTCAGGTTGTCGCCCGTCGCGCGGATGATGTTCGAGAGCGTCATCGGCATGTCGAGGAACGCGCCCACGGCCTCGGGGCCGCCGGTCTGCGCCACCAGGTCGATGTTCGAGCGGGCGATGCTCACTTCGTCAAGGTTCTGGCTCTTCGCCAGCGGCGACACGGCGCGGATGTTGATGTCGCGGCCGGCGTGGCTGAGCGTCGATTGCAGAAGCCCCTGCTGCAGACCGATCGCCTCGATGCGCTGGATCATCGGCAGGATCAGCTCTGACCAGAGCGGCGCGGACGGCTTGCCGAGGCGCTGCTGCACGCGGCGGCGCTCGTCCAGCCATTGCGAGGCGGTAGGCGGGGTTTCGCCGCGCTGGCGGGGGCCGTCCTGGTAGAACGCCGTGCGGATGCGGCCCTGCATCTCCTCCTTCGAGTAGAAGCCGTAGTCCAGGCGCATCTCGGGCAGGATCGGCTCGGGCTTCTCGCTGCCGGAGCGGCGCGGGTAGGCCATGCCGGCGCGGATGCCGTTCGCAAGGTCCATCACGCCGTCGTCGACGTAGGTCATGGCGGGGTCCATCGCCTCGTCGAGCTTCGTCAGGACCACCTCCTCGATCTTGTTCAGCGTCAGGAGGTCGGGCAGCGCCTTCCGGCCGGGGCCGCGGCCCCAGGGGCGGCCGGGGCGGGGGTTGAAGCGACCGACGAGCAGCGGGCACGCGCCCTGCAGCGGGCCGATGATGTCTGCGCCACTCACGGGCTTCTCGTCCACGGTGATCTGCCGGCGCCACATCGGGTTGCCGGGCTCGCTCCAGTCGACCCAGAAGCCATGCGTGACGCGGGCCGCCATGCCGGGCTTCTTCATCTTCGAGATCGTGCCGGGGTCGGTGATCTCCACAAGGGGGTCGTCGCCGAGCAGCGCGTCGAGGTGTTCCGCGAGGACGATCTGCGTCCGGAACCGATCGAGGACGCCGAGGTGGCCAGGCACGATGTAGAGCTCGTCGGGCGGGACCGCTTCCACGAACAGCGGCTCGGCGAAGTGCCCCTTGTCGACCCACACCGCGGCGGTTCCGTGGGTGGCCGCGCCGAAGAAGATGGCGGGCTTCACGTCGTTCAGGTTCGAGCTTTCGATCAGCGCGAAGAAGGCATCTTCCTGCTGCTGCACCAGCGCCTCGACGTCGCGCACCTGGTCGCGCGGGATGGGCATGGTCACTTCGTACTCGGCCCAGCGCATCTCGTCGGGCATGAAGTAGTTGACCAGATCGCCAGCCAGGTCGGTCGCCACCTCTTCGCCGATCGCGATGAAGGTCTCGTTCTGCGGCTCGTCGCGGCGGCGGGTGAGGTTCTGGTTGAAGTCGTTCTGGGTGCCGTTGTCGCAGAACCGCAGGATGTCGCGCAGATCGCGCTCCACGTCACGGCGCGCGTTCTTCGCGGCGGTCAGCCTGCTCGTGAAAGCCTTGTCGGGCGTCACAGCGTGACGAGGGTCCGCCGCCCGGGCCGGCGGCGACGCCCGTAGACGGCGCCAAGGTCGGTCGTGCGCGTGGCGGCCGTCTCTTGCGCCGACCGCTCGCGCTCGCGGCGGGCCTGGTCGGCCTCACGCCGCCTCGCCCGCTTCGCTTCCTTGTCTTCCTTCGGGGCTTCTGGGGTACGCACGGATCACCTCGGCATCGGACGCGAGCAATTTCAGGCGCAGGCCATCGACGGTCCATGCACGTATCCCGATCAGCGCGCCGACGACGGACGCGCAGGTGTACGGGCAGAGCATGGGGCGGCCGTCGAGCGGGGCGGTTCGGGGCAGACGGAACACCATGTCGGCGGTTGCCAGGCGCTCGGCGAACTCGGCGTCCACCGCGGCTGCGTCGATGGCGAACTTCAGGCGCAGGCCGAAGCGCGTGGGGTCGAGGAAGAACCAGACGCCGCTCGGATCGCGGCCGAACGCCTCGACGTGGCCCCACCGCTCCCATCCGGGGCGCGGCGGGTGGAAGGCCACGTAGACGATAGCGGGGGTCGAGGTGCTGACCGCCTTCACGAAAAAGCCCGCCCTGGGATGAGCGCCAGGGCGGGCAGGTCCGACGAACGGAGGTTCACGTCGTGCGAGCACATTGGCACACCTTCTCGGCGGTGGCAAGTCATCTCAGGCGCAGGGACTTTCGCGGCATCTGGACCACCTTCGACTGGCGGGCGACGTTGCCGCGGACGGCCATGTCGCCTTCGCCGCCGCCGAGCAGCGCGTTCTCGAGCCCTTCGACGACGTGGCTGAAGCCGTTCTTGACGGGGCGGGGCGAGAACAGGCCGGCGCTCCCGGCGATCTTGCGGTAGTGGTAGCCGCCGGCCATGCCGGTCTTGAGGACGCGGCAGCGCGGGTTCACGCGCAGGCCGTTGCGGCGGTTCAGGACGGCGTTCACGGCTTCGCGGCGCAGGGCCTTGTTGTTGTCGGTCGAGGCGGGCCAGACGGGCATCCCATGCCGGGCGAACACCTCAAACGCGGTGTTGTCGTCCACCTGCCCCAGATCGCCGCCGCGGGGGTCGCCCCAGAACTCGAACGTGAAGCCCTGGAAGTGCGAGAGCCAGCGGGAGACGCGGGGGGCGAAGGTGACGGCGCTTTCGTTCTCGCCGATGAGCTCGTCGAGGACCAGCCATTCGCCGTTCGGGGCCTGCGCCGCGACGGCGGCGGGATCGCGGCCGAAGTCGAGGCCGACGATGATGGGCAGGCCGTCGATCGGCGGCATGTCGCGATCGTTCATGTTCTCGCCGACGCTGAAGGTCGGGTAGACGGGCTTGCCGTGCATGTGGAGCGTGACGCGGTTCATCACGCGGGCGTCGATCCACTCCTTCGGCTTCGAGCGGATTTGCTCGAGGTACGACTTCGCGAGGTGCGACGTGTTCTCCGCTTCGGGGTTCGTCGCGTATGTCAGCTTGCCCTCGATCTTGATCTCGCGCAGCCCGGCCGGTTGCACGAAGAACTTCCACGCCGGCTCGCCGCTGTCCTCGCGCGGGATGGCGTGCAGGTCCTTCATCTCCTGCGTCCATTCCGGCGGCATGGGGACGTCGCCGCGCATGTACGGTATCCAGTGCCCCTCGGTCGGCGCGTTCAGGTCGAGGAAGCCGCCATGCCACGTCGCGCCGGGGCCGTGCGACTTCGACGGATACCGGCCGCACCGCGACAGAAGCTCGTCGATCACGGACTTCTCCTGGAACTGCACCTCGTTCCCGAAGAAGCCGGTGATCTCGAACGACGCCGCAATCTGCTCGGCCTGCACGGGATCGTTGATCGCGATGAAGATCACGTCCGTCTCGAACGACGTCCCGTCCTTCGCCGGGTGCTTGCCCACCAGCGTGTGCCGCATCGGCTCCGACCGCACGAACTCGCCCCAGTGCTCCTCGCGAAACCAGTGCAGCCACGTCTTCACCGTGGTCTCGCGCAGCTCGCGGTACGTGTTCCGAAAGACGATCCACCGCGTCCGCCGAACGCCGTCGATGTCCGGCTCCTGCTCGAGACCGATCGCCCTGATCTTGTGGCAGCACGCAGTCGACGTACCGGAGTTGCCGGTGACGAACACGCGCCCGTCGTGCCGCGCGACGAAGAACCCGGTTTCCGTGGTGAAGCAGTATTTCCGGCCGTCAGCGGAGCGGACGCGCGTAATATCGACGTTGTCGCCGCGGAGCCCAACCTTTGCCTTGGCGCTGCCAGGCAGGGCGATGTTCACCGAGAACATCGGGCTCCAGTCCTTGCCTCTGGCGTCGGTCTTGACGGCGATCGTCGCCAGGCCGCCGCAGGCATGGGCCGCGTACTGCACGAAGTCGGCCGCGGCGCGCGAGGTGCTGTCGAAGCGGGTGTCTGGGCCGGAGAAGAGACCGTCCCAATGCCGGACTTCGTCGAGAACGACGGCGAGGGCGTCGGTCCCGAGGTGCCACATCGCCAGATCCTTGGTCATCCAGCTCTCACGCTGGAAGGCGAAGCTCGTCTCGGTCGGCCGCGTCGAGTGCTGGAACTCCTTCCACCGTATTCCGAGGGCCGTGAGAAGCTGCCGCAGCCGCTCCTTCTTCCGCTCCTTCCGCAGACCGAACACGACCTGGTTGCCGCGCTTCGGGAGGCACCCATCGGCCGCAATGGCGACATGCAGGCGCAGAACACGGCTGTCCGCGCCAATCCCGTCCACGCGGAAGGTCGAGGGCACGGTGTTCCGGCCCACGCGGTGCGCGACGTCGCCGGCCGTGCGCACCTTGAACCGCCCGCTGCGGTCGTCGACCAGCGGCATCCGGTGCTCGTCCGAAACGACCATCGATAGAGCGCGCTCGTTCGAGAAGTGCCAGAACTCATCGCAGGGCAGGTTGGCGTAGGCCAGCGGGTCCGCGTACCGGGCGCTGCCGTCTTCCGACCAGGTGAGGATCGGAAGCCCCGCCCACTGGTCGATGCGGACCCACCCGCGCCGCGTCAGAACCTCAGTGTCAGCGGACAGACAGCCGATCGGTCCCTGGATCACGCCGAGCTCCGACCGGTCCCAGAAGAACTCCGTCAGAACCCGCCCGTCAGGAACGTAGACAGCCCGGCCATCAGGAAGAACAGGAAGAGCCACCTACACCCCGCACCGACGCCAGCCGCGACCGCCCTCATACGAAATCCGACCGCTCGAAAGCAACCGATGCTCAACACGCCGAACCAGACCATCCGTCCAGCCCAAACCCCGGGCAATCTCCGCGCTCGTCTTCACCCCATCACCAAGCGCCGCCAGAAACTCAGCCTCAGGACCGGAAACAGAAGAAGACGGCGCCCCAGCCGCAACCGGCACACGGCCAGCCGAAACCGGAGCGCCGCCCGACGACGACAGGGGGGTACCATCGCCGTCAGCCCGCAAAGCCGCCTCAATCGCACCGCAGATGAAACCACTCCGACCACCGCGGCCCGCAACACCGTCAACGCGAGCCAGCAACTCACCATCAATCCGAAACGAACACATCACGCGACCCATGACACAGCCCATCCCACAAAAGCGTAATACAAATCAAGATTTTTCAGGCGATGTATGACAGAAAGTGGCGCGAGAGGGGGTCGACTACGTACAACCAGAGCGCGCGTTTTTGCCCCCGGGGTGCCCGTTTCGGCCTTAGAAATAAGGGGTGTAGGGGGTGGGATTGTCGCCCATGATCCCGCGACCTTGATAAGCGCCTGTTATTGCTTGGCTTTCTCGCCAAGGTCATCCGCCTCGGTAGCGGGTGACCTCTCATCAGCCTCGATGGTGACCACCTGCTGACCTGGCCGCACGTAGGCGTAATCCCCTGAGAACGCTAGGTTATTCTCGACGGTCAGGTTGATCGAGGGTCGCTTGTCCTCGTCCATCCGGGCAAGGAACTCAACCATCCTCGCTCTGACTGCTTCACTCTTCGCTTCGGCTGCCAGCTTCCTTGCTTGTTGTATGGCCCACACACGTAGCGGGGCTTTGAGACGGGTCACTTCCTCGAGGAATGCCATTTCCTCTTGTGCTTCAAGCTCTTGGACGTTTTCGCGTCGAGTGGCGGCGTAGAGCGTGGCGGGCTTGATCTTGTGCAGTTTCGCCGCTGCATCGTAGGTTATGCATTTGCGAACCTTATCCCTGATTGCGGCCCTTATCTGTGGGCTGATGCGCCGACGCTGGGGCTTGTGCTGTTCAGGGGTAGGGGCTTCGCCCGTTTTAGCGGGAACGGACGATCGGCGACGCTTGGCGGGGGTTTTGTCGGTCATGCGCGAGGAATACCGCGAGCCGCACCAGGCAACGCCATGCATCGCTGGCGGGGCTTTTCGTCTTTTTGCGCATCTTGTGCGGATTGCGTGTTGACACATGCGAACCCATGGCGCATATAGGGCTTAGCAGCACGCAAACGCTGCCGACCGCAACCGCCAACGGAGGAAGGCCATGAACCGCAATTCATTCCCTGAAAGCGCCGTCGAGCAGATCAAGGCAGCCGGCTATCGCATCTTCATGCGCAACCGCGCTGACAGCTACGCCATATTCGGCGACGACACCGGAGTTGCTTACGTCCAGTTTGAGCCGATGGCAGGTTATACCGTCAGCACCTCGCACGTTCCAAACAAGGAAAGCGGAACCGGCTATCAGATCGAGCGGCATGTTCCGGAGCTGACGCCCGAGATGCTGCGCCGCGCCGTCAAAACCGTTGTGCCGTCATGGCACCGCCACGACAAGGCGCCGACCAAGTATGCCAGCGTCGACGCCTACACCGAGCGGGACGCTTGGACCCGC